ATTACAGAATCGAAAAGGTCTGCCATTTGTAATATCTATTCCTGCTTGGTTGTCTGCTAATCTACTGGTAGTTGCACCGACCCGCTGGTCGGCGACGGGGGCATAATAGCCGGGCGCGCCACCCCCGTCAACACTTATTTTCGCCCGGCATTTCTTAGGCAGCCGAGCTTCGGTTGCGAATAACTTGGGCGGCATGTTGCCCGCTAAGCATGTAGTCAGGATCACCACAACATTCAGGCGGACCGCCGCCCAAACTATATTGCCCGTTGCCGCAACATTCGGCGCGCCCATGTTCCATGCTGAATTGCTCAACTACCGCCGCACATGCCTCACGCTCCGCTGCAATTAGCGCGGCAACTTCATTGGGCGTTGGACACATGCCAATATACTTAATGCCTGTCGTGGCAAAAGCTGGCGCCGGAATGCCGCGCGTTCCGTATGCCCATACAGGTTGACTTGTAGCTTCGACGCGCCACCACAACGCATAGACTTCACCCGTCGGCAACTGCACCCAATGCCATGCAGTTTGTTCAGCATTGAACGGAACGCCGGGCTTAGTAGGATCGGGCCAACTCATTTTATTCAGCCTCCTTTTGTTTAGGTGGGAGCAAATGGTTTGGAAGGTCCATCCAAAGTGTTGGGTTAGCGGCAATTTCAAACTCACTGCCCGCTACAAACCACCAGTCTGGCAGGCTTGCCGCTTGATGAAAGTCTTCCCAACTAGTATCATCAAAAGCACCACCCCACTCAACAATATGCCAGCCGGTGGGAGCGTAGCCCATACCTTCAGCGTGCGCAGCGTAAAGTGTCAGCCTTCCGCCGGCGGGCACATCCTCAATGTATGAATCAGCTTCATGGTCGCACCAAGCAAGGACCGGCCTATCTTTTGGGGCACAATCAATTGTATACAGCATTCTTAATCAGCCTCCTTCCTCATGTATTCATCAATATTTTCGCGAATATGGTCGTCATTTTTCTGAGTCAACTTGCGTTCAAGCCAAGAGGCAGGCCGACCCCGCCGATCTAGCACTTCATACTCGCATTCAGTATAGCCATAATAGTCCATGTCGGACGGCGCGGTGTAGCAGGAGCCGGGCCAAGGCGGCACTACCTTATGATACGTCACTCGTGCAACGAACGGCAGGTCACCATAGTAGCAGCGAACATCGGTGGTATATGCATTTTGTTTCATCGGAAACCTGCCGCACCTATAGTGCCAATCAAAAGACTGAAGCCAACCAACATCAGCGCAATGCCAACGGCCTTGCCATCTGGGGCTGCACGCATTTCGTCATTAAAGATATGAAAGAGCGTAGCCATCACAACGCCAAGCACCAAGCAAAAGACGCTAAGCCCGCCAAAGAAACTGATGAACATTTTTTAATCCTTTCGCAGCCACAAATAAATAATAGCAACAGTGGCACCAGCAAGAAAACTTTCCCACATCTTCTCAACTCTTTCGCATGGTAGCAAGCGCCCTAGTCAAGTCAAGCGAAGCACGCCGAAGCGAGGCGTTAAGGGGCGGGCTGGACGACTCGATATGGCATTCGTTTGGTGTGCCTTCCATATATGTCTCGACGCTGTAAGTCTGCACCCACTCAAAATATTTGTCAAGAAAACGCTGAGCTTCATTAACAGCCCTATCAATCTGAACCTTGGTCATTTGCTAATTCCTTTTGCTGTTGCTCAAACTTAACCATCTTACGCGCAGCCTTTTGTGCCTTAGCCAAGGACATAGGCACCCGCACTAAGGCAACAGCGCCGGCCCGGCAACCATATGGGCAAGGCCAGCAGAACAGACGGCTGTTGTTAGAAATATCTTCTCTAATGACTTCGCCCATGCCCCAACAACACGGGCAATCAGTAGCACGGGTGAGCATATTAAGCCCCCGTCAAAAGATCAAACAACTTAGCAATGTCGAACGGCTCGACAGCCTTAATTTTATTGGGTGCACTAGTTCGGCGTGCAGCAAGGCTGGTAGCCGCAGTATTGAAAGAACGTTCGCCGCCCCGCCCAACTGCAAGAAGCCAAATGTCAGAAAAATATGTTTGCATCTTGTTAGAAAACTTTTCGCCAACACCGACCGGCACTTCGCGCGGCGGCTTAAGCCAAGCTCCGTTTTGATCTTTCTCCCCGCTCTTCATAATGTGAGTAAGCACCAGCACCGAAGCAGGAATAGATATTACAAATGGCAGACCTTTTCGATTCTGTAATTGATGCCTCTCAGACCGAGCGCCCGGCCTTTCGTCAGGCTCCGGTCGGCGACTACCTTGTCATCATTCAGGGTGCGCGCAAGATCGTGGCGGGCACCGGCAGCACCGGCATCGAACTGACTTTTACTATGTCCGAATATATGGGCGATGGGTCGGCGCTGGAAGGTGTCGATCTTTCTAAGTGCCGTCTCAAGGATACGCTTTGGGTGACGGAAAAGACTATCGACTTTACTAAGGAAAAGCTGGCGCGCATCAGTCCTGAAGTGGTGGGGCTGAGCTTTACTGACGCGCTTGACGTGCTGCCCGGCCAGGAAGTTGTGGTGAAGGTTGAGCACATCACACACAATCGGGAGAAGGAAGAACTGAAGACGCCGTGGCTGGAGGTCAAGAGCTACTACTCGACTGACTGGTATTTCAAGAACCGCAAGGCCGCATAAGTAGTTCGGCCAAGCTGACTGAATAGTTGAGAGGGGAGGGGCCGGCTGGTCCTTCCCCTTTTCTTTGACGAAAGGACAAAAAGATGGAATGCAAATTTCAGGTTGGTGATAAGGTTGTTTGTGTTGATGCAGAAAATACTAAGCATCCACTAATTCTTCCTTATACTCCAGAAGAAAGATTAGTTGAAGGCGATATCTACACGGTGGCAGGAGTTATGCTTTGGAATCACGCAATTATTGGTGAAAGAATCATTTTAATTTTGGAAGAAAAGCCTCGCGCTTCGGGTAAAATCCCTGGCTATTACCATGAACGCTTCCGGCCGGCCGAAGATATTGAACAATTCCGCCGGCTTGTCGCAGGCCTGCCAATTAATTTGGAACTGACGTCATGATATATGCCCTTCTGCTTATGTATGCCGGCGCCCCATTTCCTCAAATCAGTTGGCATGCTTCGGCTGAAGCATGTCTGTATGAAGTGGTGGTGGCCAAGCAACGCCAGCCAATTGCCGACGCGGCATGTGTGGCAGTCAGGCTGCAAGACCTTGCACTAATTCATAGACAACAAGTGGAGCCAATACCCCATGACTGACCAAATGAAAGAGCCGACACCCGATGAGGTGGAGCGGCTGGCGCGGATGGCCGGCGACCTGTCCACCCTGATGGGCGCGGCTGCTGCCACGGAGACGGCGCCAGACGACACGGAGCGGCGCGACAAACTGTTGCGCTCGACGGGCTACCACGCGGAGGTCGCCGCCACCCTGCGCGCCCTGCTGTCCCGCGCGGAGCAGGCCGAGGCGGAGCGGGATCGGATGAAGCGCGACTTTGCCGAGCATGGCGGGCGCTATTGGGAGGCGCGATGCCGTGACGCAGAGACAGCACGCGACACTGCCGAAGCCCAACGCGACGCGGCGGCTCGGGCGATGGCTGAAGGCGACGTGGCCGCCATGATCGCCGCGCTAAATGAATTGCGGGGGTGGAAGGCATGAGCGACGTGGACACCTCGCGCGAGGCGGTGGAGCGGCTGGCGGCCTCAATGAGAGGGCCATCGGCGCTTTGTTGCACCACAACGGTCTACAATACCGTTGGCGCCCTGCTGTCCCGCGCGGAGCAGGCCGAGGCGGAGCGGGATGCACAAGCGCAGTATGCGGCGAACCTGCGGCAGGCCAGCACCAACGCGCTTGAAGATCAGCGGGCTGCGGAAGCCGAGCGCGACGCGGCGCGGGCCGAGGTGCTTGAGGCACAGAAGGCGCTTGTTGATTGCAGCGAAGTTATCATCATGGCCGGCGAGGGTCATTTCGTTGACCACCGCTATCTGTGCAACGGGACATTGCACCAACTAAACCTTGCCAACGCCGCCCTCGCCGCAGCCCCGGAGGTTTCCAATGCCTGACATTCACATGCGCGTCTTCTGGCTGAAGCCGGCCGACGTGGCGGAGCATTTTGCAGAACGTAGTATTGGCCCTGAAGCGGATCCGTTTTGGCGTTGCCTTTCTCCGGTCGGCGCGCTATATGATCGCGACATGCGTTCGCCTTCCGGCGTTCCGGCCGCCGCCGTTTTGGCCGGCTACTATATAGAAGTGCCAAATGAATATGACCCGTTGCTGGAGGCTCTAGCAAATGAGATCGCACTCAACGCGAATAACTAAGAAGCTTTGGTATCAGCTTGGCGCTTGGGCTAATTCAAAGCTATGGCGCCGTGAAGTTGGTGGGCGTTGGATTTATTATCAACTGAAAGATTGAGAAGATGTCTGAACAAATTAAGGATGGCGGGCCGGCGTTTCCGCAGACGGTGCCGGGTGGCCTGCCGGGCATGCCGGCTGAGAGCACCAGTTGGTATGGCATGACCATGCGCGATTGGTTCGCAGGACAGGCGCTGCAAGGTTTGTGCAGCGAAGTTGAATACAGCGGGGCTATGACTGCCGTCGATTGTCAGTGGATTGCGCAAAGAGCCTACAACATGGCAGACGCCATGCTCGCTGCACGGAGCAAATAAACATGTGCCTTGACAAGCGCGCCCGCACTTCTACAATCGGCGCTATCCAACCGGGCGTTCTTTATATTGACCCGCCGGGTGGTTGGCGCTATGGCTTTCCGAAGCCATTTCCTTCCGGCTTAGATGCTTATCAAACAAGAACTTGGCTAACTGCTAATGGCTACCCGCTGCCGTATGAAGGTGCCGCTGATCATTGCCGCTACTTCTACCTGGAGCCGAATGAATGAAAGTCTTAGTGGCTTGCGAATATAGTGGCCGAGTGCGCGAAGCGTTTAGAAAGCGCGGCCACGATGCTTGGTCCTGCGATCTTCTTGATACTGACATACCAGGGCAACATATTATGGGCGACGTTCTTTCAGTTTTGGTAGAGCCTTGGGACTTGATCATCGCCCACCCGCCATGCACCTACCTTGCAACAAGCGGAGCTAGGTGGTGGTCTAGGCCCGGCGTCCGCGAGTTGCAAGAGCAGGCACTTCAATTTGTAGCAGCTATTCGTGCGGCGCCGGCACCTAAAATTGCTATTGAAAATCCTATCGGCCATCTCTCGACAGCATGGCGAAAGCCTGACCAAATCATTCAGCCTTGGCAATTCGGACATCCAGATAAGAAAGCCACTTGTCTTTGGCTCAAAGGTCTGCCAAAGCTGACGGCGACTGAAATTGTGCCGGCTCATTTGCGCGTCGCATCTATTCATTTGATGCCACCATCGGCCGACAGATGGAAGAAACGCAGCCTTACTTTTCAAGGCATTGCTGATGCAATGGCTAATCAATGGGGATGACATGACCAAACTAAAGACCGCTCTTGTAGTTAGTTGGCCGGCCGTCGACGCGCAGGTCGGGCCGTTCAGTTCCTTTGAGGCGCAGGCTATTAAAGAACTGGCAGGCGTAGCAGGCTTCAAGCCCGATGTTATTTTGACTGCCTATCCTACCTACGTCGCCAAATGGCCTACCCTTTTTGAGCGCGACAGAATAGGGGCGCCGGCCCTTCCGGCAGTTGCTGCCGCCCGCGACCAACTCATTGCAGCATTGGAAGGTTATGACATCGCATTGACTATGGGCCCTCATGCCATGTGGGCGTTGACAGGCGAAGTTAAGATTGATACATTCAGGGGCACGCACATCGACAGTCCATATGTAGACAGCCTTCAGGTCGTGCCGACCTACGCGCCCGAACTCTTTTGCCGCCTCGCTTGGAACGAACGGCCGATTGTTGTAGCTGCTATGCGCAAGGCAACTCGGCGTTTTGTCGACACGCCCAAAGCAATCTACATGCCCGATACTGTCGCCGATCTATATGCCTTCGCGACCGAACATATCAAGAACGAAATTGCCTTCGACGTTGAGACAAATATGGGCTGCCGCATTACTGAGTTCAGCCTAGCTACTTCGCCCCATGCCTGCCTCTATGTGCAGCTTGAGACGCGCGACAATAAGAGTCTTTGGTCCGAGCAAGATGAACTTCAGATAATGTTGTGGCTTCAATTTTTAGCCCAACGTAAAGACATTACTTGGATCATGCACAATGCTTCTTACGACCTAACATACTTAGACCAAGTTGGTATTAGGCCGGCCGGCCACATTGCCGACACAATGCTGCGACATCATTCTTGGCAGCCCGAATTTGAGAAGTCGCTTGGCTTTCTCGCTGCCCTTCATGTTCCTTGCCGAGCTTGGAAGATGCTTAGGACTAGAGCTAAGAAAGATTTCAACAAGGCAGGATCACTTGAATGACTGAAGACGAGTGGGGGATTAAAAGACTTTGGGCGTCGGTCGTAGTGCAGGCCCTGATAGATGCGACGCAGCAGCCCGCCAGTCGGCCGGCCGCTCATGCCAAGACGCAGGCCCATGCTTGGCTTACGACAGAAGTTGGCGTGACGGCCGAAAACTTTGAAGCCGTCTGCCTCGCAGCAGAGCTAGAACCTAGCGTCGTCAGGCGTTTCTATCTAAAATATGAGGGCCCGCCCCTTACTGTGCATTCGCTGGCCCGCCTCCGTGACGGCCGGCCTTTCAAGGAAGTTAACAATGCTTGACAGCACTCCACTAGAAGGGCTGCTACATTTTATGGCTGGATTTTTTATGTGGGTAACTACGAATTGGGTAATGGATATCAATATGGAAAACAAAAAAATCTTCCAGTTCTTTTTGTGCGGGTGTATTACTGTGCCACTCTTTTATTATTTTTGGTAACAACCTATGAAAGTCATTACTGACCTAACACCGACGCCACTTAATCAAGATATTATATATAATTCACTCGACACATTGCAGACCTTTGCGTTGTTTGATGAATACAAAACGCTGATACCTGATTGGGCCCAAACAACCTATCAGTATTCTGAGAAGATGCTCGGCCCCGTCATGACCATGATGCGGCGTGGCGTTCTAATCGACCTACCTACCCGCGACCGACTGGTGGCGGCGCTTCAACTTCGGCTCGACAAAGTCATCAAAACTTTTGATGCTCTTTGCCTTGGTCTGTTCGACACTGACATCAACTGGAATTCTCCTAACCAACTAAAGCTTTTGTTCTTCAGCTTCATGGCCATTCCTGAGCAGACCAAGTCTAAGAAGGGCGAGACAAAAGTTGCTACAGATCGCGAGGTGCTTGAACGTATTGCTGGTAGCTATCCAAGGGGTGCGCCTTTTGCTAAACTGATTCTTAGGATCAGAGACTTGGAAGGGCAAATTGAATTTCTTACCAAGAAGCTTTCAACGCAAAATAGATTTCACACATCTTACAATCTAGCCGGCACCGAAACTTTTCGATTGTCATCTAATGAACATCCACTAAGAATTGGATCGAACCAGCAGAACATTCCTGCACTTGCAAGAGAAGCTTTTGTTGCCGACCCGGGCTATGTATTTTTTCAGGCCGACCAGCAGGGTGCTGAAGCCCGGCTTGTTGCCTACATCAGCGGCGATGAAAATTATATCAAGGCCGTTGAGTCCGGCGATGTGCATACGGCGGTGGCGTCAATGGTGTTTGGCTTCGCTGCCGAAAGAGAGTTGGCGGAGCGCGAGTATTATAGAGGCTATTCATATCGCTCAGTTACTAAGAAAGGAACGCACGGGGCGTCGTATTATGCCAAGCCCTTCACGATGGCTAAGAACTTGCAGATCGAATTGAAAGAGGCAGAGCGCTTCTTGACTACCTTCTTCAATAAGTTTCCGGGCATCAGTGACTGGCATCTTCATACTGCCAAGCTTCTTCAAGAGAAAGGAATCAATGTCAATCCATTTGGTATCCGCCGAACGTTTTGGGGCCGGCGTTGGGACGACACTACGCTGCGCGAAGCTATTGTCTACGGCCCGCAAAGCTGCGTCGGCGTCCTGACAAATATCGGGCTATATAATTTGTGGCTGAAGTATGAAGGCCAGCCGGGCGCACCGCTCCAGATTCTGATGAACGGTCATGACGCAGTAATTGGCCAGATCAGAGCGGATTTAGTTGACGAACTGGTGCCGGCGGTGCTAAAAGATTTGGAGTTTCCTTTCGACGTGACGGACATCAATGGAGTTAAGCGGACTGTCCTGATTCCGTTCGACATGGAGATCGGTCAGAACTGGGGCAAACATTCGGACGCCAATCCAGGCGGGCTGAAGAAGTGGAAAGCTAAATAAGATGTCTGCCATCTCGCGCAACTACCTAGCTGACAAGGGCGCCAGCCAACGCCTAGCCAATCAGATTTCAGATTGGTGGCTGGCACGCGGCCATTTCATTCGGGCTTGGGTCGAGCCAATTCCAGACACCAAGATGTGGCAAATCCGCACCTCCATTAAGCAAAGCATTTCTTCTATTCATCCAGCCAACACTGTTCGCTAAGGAACTTAGAATGTCTGACTCCAAGGTCGTGCCGCTCTTCAAGAATGCCGCCACTTCTGCTGCTGACTACATTGATGACGACAACATTGGCCTGCCGACCAGCCCGCCGCCACGCGAGCCGACAGAACAGGAGCAGGCGCTGGCATTTATGATCGAATATTTGCAGACAGAAGGCGGCGAACTGAAGCACTTCATTTTTATTGGCGAGAAGAGTCAGCATGGCGACGGCGAAACGCCCTTTCCTATCATCCATGGCCCTGTAAGTAAGGCCGATTTCGCACTTAACTTGGCAATTCTAAACCAGCACTTTGTTGCTAAGCTGATGGACTGACTTAGTGAGAGGGCCAGTCTACGCTCGCTATGCTGCGGCACCAAACTTTCCTACGCAACGCCGCACCGCAGCGCAGCTAGCTGGCCTCCGCTACGAAGCCTCTGTCATCCAGAAGCTGACAGAACTTCTGCCAAAGGTAGAAGCCGGGCCTTGGCTTTACTATAGGGCCGACCGCTGCTCCGGCATCTGCCAACCTGACGCGCTAGTTTGGATTCAGCCAAATCACATATGCCTTGTTGAAGTTAAGTTGACTTGGCAACGCCCAGCCCGCGCCAAGCTTCTGGAATTTTATGGCCCAGTAGTTCAAGCCATCTATCCTGAAGCTAAGCTATCTTACTTACAAGTCTATAAAAATTGGAAGTCCGGCTGCCACAAAAGAGTCATAAAGCTGGACGACCTTTCAACTATATCAGAAGGAACTTATAAAGAATGTCATCACCTCCCGCACTAATTGAGGTGCCTTTCATTTTGCACGGCGAACACTCAACGCGGCCCATCAAAGCAACTGACGGAGCGGCGGCCTTCGATCTTTGTGCGACCGACTTCTCCTACCTATCTATGACCCAAGCGCGGGCGACAGTTGGCACCGGCCTCAGCATTGCTATTCCAGAAGGTTATGTTGGGCTGGTCTGTTCTAGGAGTGGGCTGGCGGCCAAGCACGGCGTCTATGTGCTGAATGCTCCGGGAATTATTGATTCAGACTATAGGGGCGAGATCAAAGTTATCTTGGCCTATCAGCCCCTCAACTATATGTGGCCTGAAAATACTTCCAACTTCGTCATTGACAAAGGCATGCGCATAGCGCAGCTTCTTATTTTGCCGGCCAATTCAGTTGGCTTTGTGCCGGCCTCTTCTCTAAGTCATACGCTGCGGGCCGATGGCGGCCTCGGCTCAACCGGAGTCTAAAAAATGAGACAGCCTATGTATGATGCGCAGGGCCGCCGGCTCCTGCCTTCCTTCAGCGACAATCAAAGTTGGGTCCGGCAGTCCGGTCCGCTAGGTAGGTCAGACGGATATGGGGGTACCTACAGTCTTGGATTTAATCCGCCTTGGGCCCTCTACCCCGGTGAGCATGAAGTTAAGATTCCGGCCGGCGCGCCACTTGAGCAGGGCACCGCGTGGCATCCTACGCCGGCTGAAGATATGGTCAACCACCCACCCCACTACACACAGGGTTCGGTCGAATGTATTGACGCAATGCAGGCAGCACTAAGCCCCGAAGAATTTGTAGGCTTTTTGAAGGCCAGCGTAATTAAATACGTGTGGCGTCTGAATGATAAAGACGAGCCGCTTGAAAACGCCAAGAAGGCTCGATGGTATTTGAATAAACTGATTGGCCTTTTTGAGGAGCCCGCAGAATGACCGCTAAGAAATTCCAGCCCAACACTGTCCTAGTTATTCCGGACGTGCATGCTAAAGGCGGCGACAAGCTTGAGCGACTTCATGCCCTGCGCTCATACTTTCAACGCAGGCCAACTAACTTCAGTCACGTCATTCAGATTGGTGATCTATGGTCTTTTGATTCCTTGTGCCAGCACGATAAGGAAAGTCCTGAGTGGTACGAGCGCAACTTGAGCGAAGATTGGGCAGCCGGTAAGGCGGCGTTGCAAATTATTAAGAACATTGCTGCCAAGAGTCAAGCGCCCGTCACCATTACGGCAGGCAACCATGAAGTTAGATATGACAATTTTATGAAGAGCGATAACCGACTTAGCAAGTCTGACTTTCTTAAGACTGTCGGCGCCGTTCTTAAGACCCATCCAGTCGGCGAGGGCGTCAAGTATGTTAAGTTTCAAATGCCCTTTGTATTGAACGACACAGCCTTCATTCACTATGCCATCAGCGGCCTGATGAACAGGGCAGTCGGCGGCGAACGCCCGGCCGGCACCATCCTTAGGACTCAGTTCATGTCAACTGTTGTTGGGCATAGTCATGTGCTTGACTTTGCCGAACGGACTAGGGCTGATGGCCGAAAGATTCAGGCGCTCGTCAGCGGCTGCTTTATTGATCCAGATGCTGACTTTAGCTATGCCGGCGCGGCGCGCAAGTTGTGGTGGAATGGTGTTCAGCTTCTTCACTATACCAGCCCAGGTTGTTTTGACATTGAAATGATTTCAATTGACCGCCTCTAAGGAAGCCTGAAATGTTCTATGCTTTGACCTGCGCCTCTATGCTAGCGGCGCTTGTAAGCATTTTGCTGGATGAAGTGAGGGCCTTCGGGGCTTTTACTTTTCTTGGCATCTTGTTTGGCGTTTGTTATTGGGCCACTGAACTAAGAGCTTAAGTAGATTTCGTCGCCCGCCTATGGTATAATTTTTCAAATTGTTTTGAAAGGTTGGGTGGGTGGCGAAGTCTCCTGCATGGCAACGCAAGGAAGGTAAGGCTGAGGCCGGTGGCTTGAATGCCAAAGGGCGGGCGGCGTATAACGCGGCCAATCCTGATAAGCCCGGCCTCAAAGCCCCACAACCGGAAGGCGGGCCCCGCAAGAAGTCGTTCTGTGCCCGAATGTCCGGGATGAAGAAGAAGCTAACTTCAGCTAAGACTGCTAATGATCCAGACTCGCGCATCAACAAAAGCTTGCGGGCCTGGAAATGTTAAAGGAACTTAATAAATGGCTATGAGTCCTGCTGAAGAACGCGCTCGTCGCAATGCTGCTGCCCTTAGTGGTCGGGCCGGACAGCTTGGTCGCGCACGCCAAGCCGAACGTCTGATGCTTGAGATGCCTTCGTATCCAGACGCAGCCACCGAACTGCGCAATTCGATGCCGGCCCGTCCCGCTGTCGATGAGCTACGCAACAGCATGCCGGCGGGCCCCAACATTGCCCAAGAACGGCGCAACGCTGCGCCCCGCCAGCGTCCTGTCGCGCGCGCCCGCAGCCGCGAGCTTAGCGCCGACGAACTGAATGACATGGTGCTGGCCCGGCTGGCAGGCACCGCTGCCCCCGCCAACGAGTCGGCCGCTCGGCGCAGCGCCCGCTCCAACATCGCAAACGCCATGCCCGCCTTTAAGAAGGGCGGACTAGTCGGCGCTAAGCCAAAGCCCGCCAAGGCCAAGGCACCAGCCTTTAAGAAGGGCGGGCCCATTAAGTCTGCCAAGCGCAAGTAAAGGAATTAAAGATGCGCAAACGGACAGCAGTAAAATCTAAATTCAAAGAAGGCGGTTCTGTGCGCGCAGAACATTCTAGACGTAGGACGGAAGGCGCGCCGGAAGAAGAAGGGCGGGCAGGCATTGCATGCAAAAGGTAGCTGAATAATCGGCGAAAT